ATCCATCCTAGAATCTCTGCCCAGGCGAGGCCAAAATGTCTGCGATGAACAGCTGGCGCTCGAGAAGAGAGCGGCCTAGGAGCTGGCCTAGGTCCTTCTCTGATTTCGCATAATGCCTAGAACGACCTGCATGATCGCGCCCGTGTCGGTCATCGCTGTGGTGTGGGGCAGGGCGTGCAATGTGGCGGCATGAGCGGACTGGACTAGCGTCGGTGCCACCAGCAGCGCCACAAGCGCCGCAGACGCCGCCAGCTTGCGCCACACGGCCTTCTCCTCTCTGCTGATCGCACGTGCTTCACCAATGATCCCCAGCACTTTCGCCAGCGGCTCGCCTGTAAGCCCTGCCAGCGTCGCGCACACTACCGGGTTCGGTAGGGATACCCCCCGCCTGTAGTTGCTTACGGCTGCTGGCTTGATGCCCAGATGGCCCGCTAGTTCCGTGTCGTTTTTGGCCCCTGTCGCGGCCATTGCTGCATCGAGCAGCCCATCGACGTCCGACATTTTCAAAGCCCCTTGACATTTCATTACAAGGGGTATTGAATCACGTCCGGATTCAAAGGGGCTTTGAAACCCTCGCGAACCCCCCACCCCCCGCCGTCCTGTGCGGGGTGCGTGGGGATCACAGGGACGCAGGGCAGGGGGCTAGACCATGTTGGAATTCACCCGTATCCGTATCGAGCTGGCAGCCGCCATGTGCGAGCTGCATGCCTCGCTCCGCAACTTCGCTAAAGCTCGTGAGTACTCCGAGCTGGCCTTCTCTCTCTCTCGATTGGTGGTCGCATGATCAATTTCCTGATCGGTGCGGCGATCACGCTTATTGCGCTCGGCATCGGCACGGCACACGCGATCATCGCGCAGTGGCGTCTCCGCTCCGAACTCAACTACGAGCGATTCGCCCAGGTATACGCCGAAGCCGCAAAGATGCGGCACGAAGCCCGCCAAGCGGGTGACCGTGCATGAAGACGACCCCGCGCCAGCAAGAACAGAGCCGTGGGAGCGCGGCCGGGGACACGTTGAACTTCTGGATCAACCGGAGTTGTACGGTCAAGCGGATACGCGTGTGCGCGACGGGTGGGCTGACCTTCTCGGGCGCTACCCCGCACATGTGTTCGCAACTCTCACTTTTCGACCTCAGAAGTTCTGGACCGACCGACACACCGGCGAAGTCCGCGCGCTCAATCGCACCGGGTCGAACGGTTCTATGCATCCTGAAGCGGCCGACAAGGCGTTTCGATTCTTCATCAGCAACATCAACCGCGAAATCTACGGCCCGAAGTGGGGCAGCCGATGGCACGGCGGCATCCAGTGGGCGCGCGGGCAAGAGTTCCATAAAGACGGACGGCTCCACTTCCACGCGCTGCTTTCAGCGCCGACTGACGACCTCAACCGTCTTATCTCTCGCTACGCATGGCATGAGTGGTGGTATCGCGAGTTCGGGCGCAACCAGCTTGAACAGCCGCGCTCGCAGCGCGACGTAGCCGAGTACGTAAGCAAGTACGTCGTCAAGGATGGCGACGTTGATTTCTCCAAGAACTTCGGAGCGTGGACACCACCGCGACCCGATTTCAGCGCAACACCGCAACAAACAGGCTTCGCTGCACCTGGACACGAAGGCAGCGCCCCACGGACTGATGCAAGCATCGCGCAGGGGAGGGCAGGCAGGGCGTCCGAGAGGACATGGCCCTTAGCTTGACCCTACCAGTCCGCCTGAAATTCACGACCAAGCAACCGAAGAGAGAAGAGAAGCCATGAAGATCGATGCACCCATCGTCACCGTCCGCGAAGCCCCGACCTCGCGCACCGTCACCACGAAACAGGGCACGCAGAAGACGATTTACAGCCAGCGCGCCGAAGTCGAAACCGAGCAGATGCGCGTGAGCATCGAATTGGAAATCGACGACCCGACCAAGGCGCATCCGGTCGGCAGCAAGTTCTATTGGAACCTCACGCCCGATCTGGTGCCGGGTCGTTTCGGCATCGAACTGGCGCGCCGTCAAACGCTGGTGGCGGTGCAGGCTGCCGCAGACAAGAAGGCGGCGTAACCCATGTCCGCACCGGCGCCCGAAGCACTCTTCATCCGCGCATGTGCCTCACAGCACATCACTGCGGAAGGCGAGTGCACCGTGCCGGTGTGGATGCCGTATCCGCAGCAGGTGTTGCCGCCCCTAGACCTTGCTGACGGAACCCTAGTCGCGTTCGCCATCATCGGATCGTGGGCTATTGGGTTGAAGGCGCGTCTCGCATTCCGCGCGGCGCGTATCGGGGTCTACTGACCAACCTCAACAAGGGAGTTCGTTCCATGCCGAACCTGAAGAAGATCAACAAGGGCCTGCACAAGGCGTTCCGTTCCACCGCTGCCAAGGTGTCCGCTGGTGTCACTGCCATGACCACCTCTGCCCTGGCATTCGCCGGTGCCACCTCGCCCGGTGCGGCCATCGCGGGTGAACTGGCCGGTGGCGACGCCGACCTGATGCTCATCATCAGCGCGTGCGCCGTGCTGCTGGGCATCCTGATCCTGTGGTTCTACACCAAGAAGGCCCGGTAACGTTTGCCGGGTACAGGGCAGGGCGCTTGCGTGATCGCGGCGCCCTTTTTTATTCAACGGAGAACGACATGGGCTATTTCGTGATCCTCGCATTGTGTGGTGCTGCATGGCTTGCATTCGACGGGCTCTAATCGCGTTGCTGCTGTGCGCGCTGTGGTTCGCGCCTGAGGCAAGAGCCGATCAGAACTACGACGACCAGGGCGCGGCTTACGCTGGGTGTCAGTCGTCTCTGGTCGTCGCAGGTGCACACGCTGGGGCCACACCTATTGGCTGCGATTTGACGCCGAATAACGGCAGTGGTTGGGGCTTCTACACCTGCCGAGTGACTGCACCCGGCGGCACCGTCTATACCTGCGGGTTCTGGCACGGCGGCACGCATTCGAACCACATTTTCCCAGCGGCTAACACGTGTTCAACTCGTGGCGATGAGTACGGTTGGCGACCTCCCGGTGGTGTTGCTGGTGGCAATGTCTGCTTTCAGGGTTGTACGTACACCTACGTCCTCGATGTGGCCGGCAATTTCTTTTCGCCGACAGGCTCTACTTGCACGACCGCGGACGCGCCTGATCCCGTTTTCGACGCTGACGGCGACGGCGTGCCAGACGATGAGGATGCGTTCCCGGATGACCCGAACGAATCCGCCGACAGTGACGGTGACGGCATAGGAGATAACGCTGACTTCTCGCCGAATGATCCCACTGATGGCTCTGATACGCCCGGAGAAGAGGATGGCGACGACGAAGGTGACAACACGGCTAGCGGTGGTGGTGACTGCAAGGCGCCGCCTTCGTGCCAGGGCGATGGCATCCAGTGTAATCAGTTGTTCCAACAGTGGCAGATTCGTTGCAGCGGCGCGACCGTTACCGGTGATCCTACAAATTGCAGCGCCGGATATAGCTGTGCTGGTGATTCCGCGCAGTGTGCGATGGTCGCGCTGTCTCGCAAGACGGCGTGCGGCGTTGAAGGATTAGGCGAAGGTGGGCAGGGCGGTACGCAGGGCGATGCCAACGGTAATGGCGTTGCTGACGTGCTTGAAGGTAGCGGCAGTGGCGACACCGGCGATCCCGGCGAGGACGTAGAGCCTACGCGCTTCGGTCTTGGCGTCAGTCCCGATATTCTCGATCAAGAGAACATCTTCGGCGGTGGTCAGTGTCCCGAGCCGCCCACGTTTCAAATCATGGGCGTCAGCATCAACGGCGGAAATATGCCCTATTGGTGCACGGCTATGGCCATCCTTCGCGCTTGCATCCTGATTTTCGGCACCTATGCCGCGCTCAAAATTCTCACCGGTTGGGGGTTCGCATGATCTGGCAATGGATCGTGGACGGCATCGCCCGTCTGCTCGTACAACTTAAGCTCGCCGCCGCTGGCATCGCCGGCCGGATTCTTTCTACCTTCGGGCTGACTATCGTCACCTTTGAAGCCTTGTTGCCGCAGTTGAAGGCTTTCATCTTGCAGCACGTTGGCGGCTTGTCTCCGCAGGCTCAACAGACCCTCGGCTATCTCGGCGTCGGCGTGGTCTTCAGCATGATTCTTTCCGCGCTGACGATTCGCCTAGCGTGGAAGGTCTTCATCATTCCAACTTCCATCGCTAACCAGATTGGAGGGTCAGGATCGTGATCGAGTGGTTCACAGGGCAGCCCGGTCACGGGAAGACGCTACAGGCCATCGCGCGAGCGTTGGAGTTCCAGAAAGACGGTCGCATCGTGTACGTCTGCAACGTGCGCGATTTTGACTACGAGAAGACCGGCATGCGTAAGATGACGCCGGAAGAGTTCCGCAAGTGGCCCGAGTTCTTGCCGCCCGGTTCGGTCTGTCTCGTTGACGAGGCATATGAACACGACATGCTCCCCAAGCGTCCGCCTGGTGCGAAGGTTCCGCATCATGTCGAACGCCTTGCGACGCATCGTCACCACGGCCTAGATTTCATCTTCGTTTGTCAGTCACCTGACAAGCAGGTCGACTCGTTCGTTCATGATCTGATCGAGCGTCACGTGCATGTGCGTCGTCGTTTCGGCACGAAGTATCAGCACCTCCGCACGTTCGACCGCTACGAGCGTAACCCCGAGAAGGCAACGCCGCTCACCATCAAGCGCACCACGCTTCCGAAACACGTTTTCGGCCTCTACAAGTCCACCGAACTCGACACAACAGAGCGCCGCGTGCCTTGGTACATCATCGCCCTGGGCATCGGTCTGCCCGCTGGCCTGATCTGGGTTTTCTGGGTGTTCGGCAGCATGGGCGAGCGGCTTGCCGGGACGCACGCACCTCCGCCTCCCGCACCTGCTGCGGCTGTCGGAACGGAGGCGAACGGAGCGTCAGCGACGGTCGCCGACGCACCGTCAGCGCACGATGCGACCCCGCTTGAGTACGTCTCCAAATATCTGCCGCGCATCCCGAGCCAGCCGTGGTCGGCGCCTGCTTATGATGGCCTGTCGGTGCCTGCTGAACCGCCCCGCATTTTTTGCATGTCTGCCGAACCCGGCGAGCTGGTGGATGGCTCCCACGCTGACGCTTCGTGCACGTGTCTCACAGAGCAGGGGACTCGTTATCGCTTGGCGCCGCAGGCTTGCCGCCTTATCGCACGCAGCGGCCAGTATGAGCCGCTTCTTGATGAGCGCAGCCAGCAGTTCAAGGATGCTCAGACGCAGACCGAAGAGAACCTAGAAGTCATCGCCCGAAGGGAAGGGCATACCTCCGTTATCGCTGGCGACATGTCTCACGCTGGCGATCAATCCAACGTCGTCACTGCGCCGGAGCCGCATTTCTGATGAACATCACTTCTCCGGGCCGTGAGTGGCTCAAGTGGATTGCCTTGCTGCTGATGACAGGCGATCACGTCAATAAGGCGTGGCTCGATGACGCCTATCCGATCCTTGGCATCGTCTCTCGCGTCGTCTTCCCGATCTTCGCTATCGTGTTGGCGTACAACATGCAGCAGGCATCGCCTGAGTCGCGCAGGCAAGCCATGATGCGGCTGCTCGTCTTCGCTGTGGTCGCTCAGCCGCTCCACATGTTCGCCTTCGGTAATCCGTTGACCTTGAACGTGCTGTTTACGCTGCTGCTGGGTGTCTTCGTCCTGTACTCAGGCACGCCGTGGCTCTCGCTGGTCGCTGTGCTGACGGCGGGATGGTTCGTCGACTACGGGCCTCTCGGCGTCGCTGTTGTCGTCACCGCTGGCATGCTCTTCCACGGTGGCCCGAAGCCTCGGCTGTTCCTTCTGCTGCTGGTGGCCGTGGCGTCGCTGTACTGGATCAACGGCAATCATTGGGGCCTTCTGGCCCTGCCGATCATCTACGCGCTGCATGCAGTGCCAGGCACGTTCCCGCGCTGGCGCTGGACCTTCCTCGGGTACTATGTCGGCCACCTTGCCTTGCTGGCCATCCTCGCTAATTAGTGAACGATATCTCGCCGATCGAGTACAGTAATTCCCCGATCGGGAGGACGCGCCTAGCACATACCGAAATCGCTTGTCTACAGGGCAAGAATCGTGCCAGGTATCTACGGTTCATATTGAAGTTATGCTCCGTTCAGGATGGGGTGTAGGGGCATCGCCCCTACGCTGAACGCCTCACTCGCGGCCTAGATGCCTGCAAGCTCTGGCGAATCATGCTCACGCGAGGGTCCCGGTCCGAAGGCCGATCAACACCCTGGACAACCTCTCCGCGACGCTCGGCCATCATGATCTGCCACTCACGCGCGATGTTGCAGGTGAGCGACCACCAGCGCATTTGCTCGGGATAGAGCGTGAATCCCTCCGGCGTCCAGAAGTGGCCCGCCTGAAAACCGAAACCGGCCCAAGGGCCGGTCAGTTCGTGTCTCAACATGGGGTCGATCAGGCCCATACGCATGCCTCCTTGACAGGGGATGGTCCGTCAAGCAGGGATCGTGCCAACCTGCGCGCTTTTCGCATAATGGACGAACCTCAGGGGCTACCGGGTGGGGTAATGATCCCTGCTGAGACGGCACCCGAGCCCATCCTCCCGGTGGCACGCCCATCTGGAACCCCACAAGCAAGGCCATGA